TGTGTACTCTTACTCTTTCGCCCTCAAGCCAGAAGAGCACCAACCAACCGGTACTTGCAACTTCTCTCGTATCGACAACGCTCAAGTCGCGGTCACCATGCCAGCGGCTGTTCCAAACACCACCATGCACATGTTTGCGACCAACTACAACGTTCTCCGCATCCAATCCGGTATGGGCGGCCTTAGCTATTCTAATTAAGTTGGAATGATCAGGGCCAAAAAGCAGGCGTTAAAAGCGTTTGTCCTGCTAGTCTGTTTGTGCAGGCGAGACAACCTGGTTGCGGGAAGTTCCTTAGAGCTCTAACTACCACCCTCATTTGGAAACTTATGAGGGGATCTCGGTTAATAGCCGAACCCGATGGTAAAAAGGTTAGAGATTGGATAATCCGCAGGCGAGAATCTAAGTTCGATATGACAAGAATATGATTCCGTTTCAACGATCGCTAAGGTGTCGGTGGTAAATGAGGAGTTAGTCACTCTGATACTGCTTAAGGTACGATCTGGCCCACTGGGAAACCTTTGGGATTAACCGTGCTTTCTCCAACTAAGAAAGCTATGGCTACATTTTAATTATTTTCGACTCGCGTTATTTATAAAAACTCAAAAATTAAGATGAATCAAGCATCCTAATTTTTGCCTCGCGTTTTACAATTAGAAGTATTTTTCAGAGTATGGTATAGATGACAACAAAGGTATGTAAAGATTGTCACAGAGAAAAAGAACTCGGTGAGTTTCCGAAACACAAACAAATGAAAGATGGTCATTTGAATCAATGTAAGGTGTGTAAAAATGATTACCTAAGAAAATATGGACAGGGTAACAAAGAAAAATTAAGTGAAAAGGCAAAAATATATTATGAAGAAAATAGGGAAGTGATTAAGCAACGTGTAAGGAATCATTGGAACGATAATGCTACAGAAATAAACCAGAAACGAAGAGAAAAGTACAAAAATGACGAAACCTATAGAGAAAAGATATTACAACAGTGTTCCGACTCAAATGCTAAGTGTCGTCCAGAAAGACGCAAAAGGGCGAAGGAGGAAAAGAGTGCCTCTTACTACTTGGAGTTGTGTCGTAAGAGAATGTGGCACGCATTTAATGGGAGAGGTGCCAAGACTGACAAAACGAAATCACTTCTCGGGTGTGACGGTGACTTCTTGAAAAAATACTTGGAAAGCACAAAGGTAGAAGGAAAAGATTACTCTGATGCTCACATAGATCACATCGTACCATGTTCTTCGTTTAATATGTTAGACGAAGAACAGCAAAGGAAATGTTTTCACTATACAAATCTTCAACTGCTCCCAGCCTGTGAAAATCTCACAAAAAGTAATAAAATAATCTTAGTGTAATTTAAAACACAATGGCGCAAAAGCAAACTAAGCAACAGCAGATGGGTGTCTGGATCCCAGTCTCAATTCTCGCTTTGGGTATCATCGCAACTGTTTTCGCGATGTCACGCAATGGCAATGGACGCGGATATATGAAAATGAAGTAAATTATTTTATTTTGGTATAGTAAAAATGGGACTCACTGTATCCGAACAGCTTGAACTTGGTGTTGGTCTTACCGTGAATTCTTACTATATCTCCCTCAATGAAAATGATATCCGTATTCAGCGAACTCAGGAACGCGATTTCGTGCACACTGAAGAAGGTGGACACCAGGAGGTATTGAAGGCCCCCAAGTTTCGTGTCGAGGCTGGTTTCACTTCGTGGATTTCAAAGGCGGCAAAGGATGCCGGTAATACTTCTATTGGACGCAAACACGTTACCCTCGAATTGGATGCCGCTCCAACTGGTAACATTTACGAGATTGTGTACAACAAGTTAAAAGAAGGACTCACTAATTATGTAGACGCATAAATGCAGGACGTTTACACAGATGGAAGTTGTCTAGGTAATCCAGGTCCAGGAGGATGGGCAGTTGCCGGTGCGGGTATCAAGATATCAGGTGGACAGGACAAGACAACTAACAATGTGATGGAAATGACTGCTGTCGTTAAGGCGCTTCAACAGTGCCTTGCACGCGACATTCTTGAGATAAGGCTATTCACGGATAGTAACTATGTCAAGAATGGAATAACTTCATGGATTAAAAATTGGAAAAGAAATGGATGGCGCACGGCTGCGGGTGCACCTGTGAAGAATAAGGAACTATGGATTGAAATTGACACCCTTTCGCAGAAGATGAAACAGGTTGATTGGCGTTGGGTCAAGGCACACAACGGACATCCACAGAATGAATTGGTTGATACACTGGCACGACAAGAGGCGACTGAGATTAAAAATAACCGCGTAAATTAATGGGTGAAGAAGTGGTGTGCGAGCACAATCCGTGGTGTGATAAGCAAGAGAAGCTTCTCAAATCCTGGGCGCAGAGAGCTGCGGGATATAGATGGCTCCACAATCACGCCCGTCTTCACTATAAAAAGCAAAATGACTACCTGTCATATCCAAGTATAGTAATAGCGAGTATCACAGGTGTAGGTGGTTTTGCGGTTCTCAATCCAAGTGGGAATGAAGATTTGGACCCCTCTACGAGAACTAAAATTATGATTATCCAGTACTTTTTTGCATTCCTCAATGTAATTGGTGGTATTCTCACGAGTATTTCAAAGTTTAGTCAAAGCTCTACTCTATCCGAGAATCACTCTGTGATGTGCGTTCAGTATTCCAAATATTATAGAAATATAGATATGGAATTGTCCCTTGAGGCCAAAGATCGTTCGTGTGTGATAGATTTTGTCAAGAAGTGTCGTGAAGAGTATGATAGACTTCTTGATGACGCACCGGATATTCCAGCAATATCCATACAGGCATTCAATTTAGAGTTTCCAAATAGGGAAAACAAGCCGGATGTGTGTAACGGTCTTAGCATTATAGTGAGTGATGAAACCGCATCAGAACTCGCGTCAAAGAGAGCTGTGACGAGGTGGCTTAATACTATAGCTGGTGTAAGACGAAAAAGTAGAGATATTCGTAGAGATCAAAGTGTGGATGATTTAGCCAGAATGGAAAGCGTTTAATTAAAGAATATGTGAGTGTATAGGTCATAATGGATAAGTTTGTTGTGGAATTCCCAAACATACTTACAGAAGAACTGTGTAAAAGTATTGTAAATAGGTTTGAAAATGATACAAGAAAAACAAAGGGTTACTTTTATTATAAAATTGATGGTGAACTGGTGACCCGAGACAAGACAAATATGGAACTATCTACTCGTGGAGTTGAGGGGTGGGTAGATGTGGAATCCATTTTTCAAAAGAAGTGCTGGGAAGTGTTTAATGAATACATGAAATACCTAAAAACTGAATTTGATTATGGTGTAGATAATCATATATATGACCGAGAACTCGGCGACGCAAATGACGCGTATAATACCGGCTTTCCCATTCAAAGAATAGACAAAGGTGGCTCATATGAATGGCACCACGATGGCCATACAGCTAAAACATACTTCGTACAGCTTATCTTTTATCTAAACACACTCAAAGACGATCAAGGTGGGTGTACTGAGTTTATTAATGGCCGAAAGGTAAAACCCGAGGCGGGAAAAGTTCTGGTGTATCCATGTTCGTGGACTTTTCCACACACAGGTGCGGAAGTTAAATATGGGTCCAAGTACATGTGTACAACTACCATCGGTTTTACAAACCCGGCATCATAAACCAGACCTGAATTTTTTCAACTATATAGTAAATGGATCCACTTTGATATAGATGAGTTAGCTAGAATGGAGAGTGCATGATTTATCTGCGACAAAAGCATAGAAAGTTGTAAATAGAACTAATGTGGGTAACAAAACTTTTTGCCTCTGTGGGAACAGGGCCAGACCCAAAATGAGTAGACACAATATATACATGTACAAAAATTGTGTGTATTCAACTATAGCTCTTGTGTAACGATCAAACCCTGGAGAACCTGGGTACGACACAAAGATGGCATCCGTATCATGTTTCTTATCCAAAGGTCCAAAGTTTTTAAAGATTTTCTCTTCTTCATCAACCTTTACAAATTCAGATTTTTGACAAACTGTGTTTATATTTGTTTGATCATCTTCACANTTTTCAGCTAATGCTTCATCTATGACACTCTTGAGTTCTTTAGCGTAACCCATGTAAAGACCCGAGTTGGCGGTAGATTTTTCACCACACTTTCCAAAAATCAGGTGTGTAAGAGGTTTACCAGGGACTTCTGGATCCTTTGACACGAGAACCTTACAATTACATTCCTTGAAAAGTTCAACAACTTCATGTGGATTTTTATTGATCTTTGTGTCAAACCCATCAAGGAAAATAACAATGTCATCGTCATTCTTAGTTTCAAGATGTTGTGTCATCGCTTTGTACTTATCACTGAACCCATTCCACTTTGTTCCCCAACCCAAAACCTTGATTGGAACACCAAACTCATTATTGACAAGTTCTTCAAACATACCCTGAGACTTGTTCGCGTATGTCACGATTTCCAGAGACATATATTATTATCTCAGAAATAATTATGAAGACAGTTATTATTGTAATCTTACTTCTTCTCT